CAGAACTTCGAATATGTTATCATAGACGATAGTTCAGACCTTCTCGACCATCAATTCAAAAGGTTTGTACAAGTAGACCCTTATGAGGGCTTCTTGCTGAAAGATTACAAAAAAGCTTTAGCATTATTTAATTTAAATGTAGAAGGTATTGACTAATGAATTACGTTTGTGGATTTGCATTTGGTGAAGAATATAGCCGGGTAGCACTAGTATTAAAGAACCGTCCAGATTTCCTCAAGGGGAAATACAACGGTATCGGTGGAAAAATTGATGATGGGGAAAACCCTGAGAAAGCTATGGTACGTGAGTTCCAAGAAGAAACCGGATGCATCACTACCTTAGATGACTGGAATTACTTCGGTGAGCTATCATTTAGCGGCGGGGTCGTTCGTTTCTATAATGCTCTTTTAGATTCTGATAGTTTCAATTCTATCCGCACAGTAGAAGATGAAGAAATTCAAATAGTAAGTGTAGATGCTGCATTATATCAGTTACCACTGGATATTCATGCCCGGGATTTCTTGATGTTTGCGATGCGTGATGATATTGAGTTCATTGAACTGACTGTAAAATGAAAGTAAATTATTATAGTGGAGTGGGTTCTAGAGAGACACCAGCCGCCGTTGGCGTTGCTATGGTGCAGGTAGCTTCTTTCTTAGAAGAGGAAGGTTACATCTTACGCTCAGGTGGCGCTCCCGGGGCTGATAGTTTCTTTGAGGCTGGGGTAACCAACCCGGAAGCCAAACACATTTATCTACCGAAAGCCGGAATGTTTGGTAACGATTCCAAACTAATTGGCGTCTGTGAGCAGGCTCTAGAAATTGCAGCACAGATTCATCCCATGTGGAGCCGATGCTCCCCCATCGCCAAGAAGCTTCACGCTAGAAATGTGTATCAAGTGCTAGGAAAAGACTTGAAGACCCCAAGTAAATTTCTGCTATGCTGGACAGCTAATGGTGATGCTTCTGGTGGAACTCGTACTGCTATCAAGCTTGCCGATAAGCATGACATTCCGGTACTCAATTTTGGTAAACTTAAGACAATGAAATACATGGATGCGTTTGAAAACTTTTACATGTTTGTAGGATGAAATTATGATTAAGAAGCTATGGGAAAAATTTGTTGTATGGCGATACATCAAGTCAGGACTCTGTATGGGTGACATGCATAGCTATTCCTACATGGGTGAATCTGTCGGCCCTGATTGGGACAAGATACATGCTAAGTGGAAAGCGCGATACATTAAATTGGGTTATCACCCACTAACTAACGAACAATGGCAATTGGCTGGCGGCTATGGCGAAGAATACAAAACCTATATTCGAATCAAAAAAATCTATTGATGATGGACAGTGGGCCGGGGTTCCGGCTATTCGGGGCAGTGATAAGTGGCCTAGAATCATTAAGAAGAAAAAGAAAATAATCAATCTATTTGAAAGTAGAGGCATAACTATGCCTAAATTTCATATGCTAGTTACCAGCAGAAACTATGGATGTGCTACTTGGTACAGGGGAGAATATTTTGTTTATATCCCATTACATGCATTGGATAACGGACGCGCTGAATATTTTGACTATTATGCCATTCATGAAATAGCTCACATTGCAACTTATTTTCATTACAACCTAATTGGGCATAATGAAGAATTTTATAGCATATTTTACAGCGTGTGCCCGCCGAGATATTGGTTTTGGGAAATAGATTACAAGCCATTATTCGCTAAACTTCTTAAAAGTGCCGGATATATAATTACCAAAGAGTGGCATTATGGTAGTTGGTACAAAACAAAGCCTTGACCAATGAAATATATTTTGATAAACTGCAACAACCAAAATTAAGGAATTTTAAATGAACGGTAAAATGGCAAAGATGCTCCGCAAGATGGGCAAGGATAGTAAGGCAAATAAGAGAATGTTCAACTCATTCGGTGCAGTCCTAAAGGGTAAGCTGCGTAATGCAGTTGATAACTACAAGCCTGCTCCTGCCGTAGTGGCTGAGCCTATTGGGCTTGATGAAGTAACACCGGCATAATGAAGCGTTGGTTGATTAGGCTTTGGAGGAATTACAAAGCTTACAACTTAAAAGCAGATAGAAGAGTCAGAGACTTTCTGACTCAGTGTAGAATTAATAATCACAATGACCCGAAACATCCGGATAGGAAGTATATTACTCGCTATTGCTACATGTCATATTATGGTAGCTGGTGTGTAGATATGCGTAGGGTCATTGATGATGGACTTTTAGAACAATACAAATAAGGATTTAATATGACGTTTAAAGCAATTGGGGATTCAGTAATTGTACAAGTCCCAGAAGTAGAAAAAGAATCACAGACCGAGAGTGGTCTTGTTCTGATTCAGAAAGACCCGACCGCCAAGAAGACTGTCACTGCAATCGTCGTGAGCGTTGGCGAAGGTAAGTTCGATTCTAAGACAGGTGTAACTGTACCGCCTCCGGTGAAGATTGGTGACAAGGTTGTAATGAGTCTTGCCACGGGTGTTGAATTGGAAAAGGGCTTCCGCATGGTTCGCATTGACGATATCTTTGCAGTCGTAGAATAATCTAAATAACTGGCAACATTTAGAATACTCTAGACTAAAAAAGGAAATTAGAATGCATATTTGTCCACAAGAATTGATGATGGTGATTGGTGCGGTAGAACATCTTAGACCGGCCATGTGGTTCGTAAAGCAGTGGTGTCAGTCATGTTATGACGGCACCCATAAATCGTGCGAAGACCACGCTAACGATAACGCTCACCCAAAAGCGGAATTAGTACCCGATGGCGTATAAAGAACTTTCCTATCAAATTTACTCAGAATTTAAAGATTCTGACTGGTACATTTATTGGGATAAGGATTATGCTCATGTGAAAAAGCATCAGTTGCTTGTGGTGTGGTATATCAAGTCTGACACCTATGCATACTTTGATTACATGAATATGTCTTCGTTGATGGAAAAGGGAGACGTATTATCTGCTCTCCCTTATTTAAAAGGTCTTCCACCCGAACAGGGAAATTATGCACTCTCTATTTTCAGAGAGTGGCTATGTGATATGGACATACATTTCAAGGATAAAGATGAATCACGTAAAAGTAAAAAAAGGTAAGCACCTGTTGGTGTTTGCAGTAAATAATGGTATTGGCGTTAATGAGCTAGAAGCGTTAGCTGTACGCCTTGAAGAGACACTTGGGGATGAATTTAATTTCCTTCTATCTCAGGCAGACCTGACGGTAATCACCGTAGAAGATTAATCGTCGCCCTTGGCAACGATATCATTCAACATCCCAATCACTCCCTCACATTGGTTAGGGAGTGTCTTCTCAATATACCTACCAAGACTCCCTAATCTACCGGAAAAATCCGTAGTAGTCTTAGTATAGGCTAATTTCAAGTAAATTACTGACAACTCTCTGGCGACATTATATGCCGTATCCGGGTCAGTATCCTTAATTTCTTCATCAATCTGTTGCAACAACTCAGTGTATTCAGTTAAATTAATCATAAAATTACCAGTTAGGTAATTTATTTAGTCTACCAAATTCTCACCAAGCTGTGAATTTACCACACTGACCAAACTGAACAATGAAGCTCTGAATCGTAACAACTCTTTAGCGTCCACATCATTACTTAATATGATAGTTCGGATAGCTGTTACCTTATTAATTTCAGCCTGTAAACCTCGTTTCTTGCGATTTACAGCCGTACCTACATCACTAGACCTCTTGATGTATTTCTCCGTTAGCTTTGCAGCTTTCGTATTGAGTTGGGACATATAATTATTCCTAAATAATCACAGCACTATACCACAAATGTGTAGTGTTATCAATATCTTAGTAGCAATTTTCAAAAAGCATATAAATTTTAATTCCTTACAAATCAATAACTTACGACACCTTTTCATAGGCTGCTAAAATTTAGAAACATAGTACATAAATATTACTGTAATTTTTGATTTAAATTCAGGAGTCTAACAAGATTATGAAAGAGCTACTAGAAAAGGTTCTGTCGGAAGTTCTAAACGAGGAAGCTCGTGCAGAATTGGCCGGTGCCATCGAAACTGCCATTAAGGAAGCTGTCGATGCACAGGTTGCCGAACAAAAAGAAGCCCTAGTTGTTGAATACGCCGCAGCATTTGCTGCTGACCGTGAGGCTCTAATTGAAGCCATCGACACTAAGGTAGAAGAAATGCTACAGGAACAGGTAACTGAACTTGCTGACGATATTTCTGACTTCCGCGATTTGGAAGTGGAAAAGGCCGCAGAGTTGGTTGCTGAGAAGGCTGCACTAGCCGAAGCCGTTGAAGCTGATATGGCTAAGCTGGTTGAGCGTCTAGACAAGTTCTTAGAACTGCGTCTGTCCGAAGAGGTTGATGAGCTTAAGGAATCAATCGAAGAAGTAAAGAAGAATAACCTTGGCCGTAAGATTTTCGAAACATTCAAGTCAGAATTCGAAGAATTCGCAAATGACGAAAATGGTCTAGATGAATTGAATGCCAAGTTGGAAGAAGCTAAGGCTGAACTAGCAAAGCGTGATGCAGCACTTGTGGAAGCACAGACTGTTATTGCCGCTAATGACCGCAAGGAAAAGCTAGAAGAAACCCTATCTTCCCTACAAAATCGCCCTCGTGAAATTATGGAAGCAATCCTAAAGACTGTCCCAACCGACAAGCTACAGGAAACCTACGATAAGTTCATCGACCGCGTTCTACACGAAAGTGTTGCTGCAAAGAGTTCGGAGAAGGAAAGTGCCAAGCCCGCCGTGGAAGCACCTGTACTAGCCGAAGGTGAAACCAAAGAAACTGCAAACAAGACTCTAACCGAAGGTGTTGTAACTATCACTGGCGACAGTGAACCACTAAACGAAGGCGAAGCCAAAGTTGAAATGAGTGACAACGCGAAGAAGATGATGCGTCTTGCCGGTATCAAAGGTTAATTCTTAAAAACGGCTTAAACAAAGTAATTCCACGTAACAAGTAATATTCAGTCAATTTTTCCATAGGAGATTAAAATGTATACTGAACTAAGAGAAAATTGGGGCGAAACCAAGTCGGCTCTGTTGACCGGCCTAACCGAATCCCAGAAAGAAATTGTAGCTCCGCTACTAGAAAACCAGAAGAACATCATGCTGAGCGAAACCGCTGCGGCTGGTGCTGTTCAAGCAAGCGATATTGCTAACTTCCGTAAGACTCTTCTTCCGATGGTTCGCCGTATCATCCCGGGCACGATTGCAACTGAACTTGTCGGCGTACAGCCAATGTCAGGTCCAGTAGGTCTTGCCTACACCCTACGTTACACCTACGGCGAAACAATGACCCACAACCCTGCTAACTCAGTGTTCGGTGGTTATGATATCGCACCGGGCGACGAAGCTTTCGGCAACGCTAAGCCAATCCGTCAGTTCTACTCAGGTACAATCGGAACAGGCGTTCCAGCCGGTTCATCAGGTCTAGGCCCAGCCTCGCCCGGTGATATCGCTGCGGCAACTGGTCAGGGTTATGGCTGGTATGCTCCGGGCGCTGACAACGTGACTTCATACGACACAGGCACAATGAACTTCGGTTCGTACAGCTTGCCAGTCGGTGGTTCACTACTAGGCGGTGGCGGTGGTACACTAGAAGCCTCTGGTGGTCGTAAGATGAGCTTGAAGGTGCTTTCACAGGCCGTAGAAGCTGGCTCACGTAAGCTACAGGCCGGTTGGACAATCGAAGCTATGCAGGACTTGAACTCCCAGCATGGTCTAGACCTAGAGTCAGAAATGACTAAGGCTCTGTCAGCCGAAATCGTACAAGAAATCGACTCGGAAATCATCCAAGACCTGTTGGGTCTAGCTGGTACCGTTCGTACCTTCGACTTCGATGCCACATCGGGTACCACATATGCACCAGCATGGGTCGGTGACCGTTATTCACACCTAGCAGTCTTCATCAACGAAATCGCCAACGAAATCGCCCGTAAGACTCGCCGTGGTGCAGGTAACTTCATCGTAGTTTCACCAGTAGTTGTGTCAGTTCTACAGTCAGCCGCTAAGGCCGTGTTTGCACCAGCCGTTGAAGGAAGCTTCAAGGGTCCAAACAACACCCAGCTTGTCGGTACTCTGAACGGTACAATCAAGGTGTACAGCTACATCTGGAACCAAGAACAGCTAGCCTCGTCAAACCCTAACCGCATCCTTGTGGGTTATAAGGGTGGCAACGGTGAAACTGACGCCGGTTACTTCTACTGCCCATACATTCCTCTAATGTCAAGCGGTGTTGTAGTCAACCCAGACACCTACAACCCAAGCGTTTCGCTGATGACTCGTTATGCCAAGTTGGCCTTCACAGACCCAACCACATCGCTAGGTAACTCAGCAGACTACTACGGTCGTCTAAACGTCCTAAACCTAAGCCAAGTCTAATCCACTTAGCTGTCGGTCGAAAGACAAATGCAATACAGAAAGGGAGCCGCAAGGCTCCCTTTTCTTTTGGGAGTTTGGACAGTGGATAATAAATAAAGTCATGAATCAAAACCAACCAAATTATCTAACGTGTCCTCCACTTACTACCATGGAATCTGTTATGGCTCTAACACTAACCCCTGAACTATTAACACAGTTCGCACCTGTACTACGTAACGATGCAGCCATGTTGGTAAACATCTTGAATAGTAGCGCAATCAACACACCGCTTCGTCAAGCTCACTTCTTGGCTCAAGCTGCACATGAATCAGTTTTGTTTGCAAAGACCACGGAGAATATGAACTATTCTGCCGAAGGATTGAAGGCAATCTTCCGTAGATACTTCCCGACCGATGAAATCCGCGCTCAATATGCACGTAAGCCAGAAATGATTGGTAACCGTGCATACGCGAACCGTAACGGTAATGGTCCGGAACAAAGTGGTGATGGATACCGCTACAGAGGTAGAGGTTATTTCCAGTTGACCGGTAAGAGTAATTATGCCCGCTATTCCCGTGCAACTTATGGGGATGAACGTATTGTAGCTAATCCGGAATTGGTCGCGGCACCAATTGATGCATTAAAGTCATCTATCTGGTATTGGGACAACACTAACTTGAACCGCTGGGCTGATGCTGATGATGTTCTTGGAGTCTCCAAGGTAATCAATCTAGGAAACGCCAACAGCCCATCCACACCGAACGGAATGCAAGACCGCGTAAAGTACCTAGCAAAAGCCAAGAAACTGCTACAACTGCAATGAATTTAGAAGAGCAGAGATTACTCAAAAGAGCTATGATTCATTACGGAGTTTCAATAAGCCCGGAAGTCATGTGGTTCATTGACAGTAGTAAAGTTTACTATGGCAGAAAGAACGATAACGGAGAGATAAGCGATTATCTCTCCGGTTACATTTCAGGAAGAACATTTGCAATTGATTACTCAACGTCAAATGAACTACTAGATATAGGAGAGTGGAAGAACTTCTTCAAGGAACAGTTACACATGGATTGTATAGACACCCGACACTAAGTATGAAATATCTATCATTTAAAAAGTATTACGATAATAAAGAACTACTTGAACGGGCTGGTATTCAGAATGTCAGAGCGCATATTGAGTACAGTATTACCAAGTATTGCAAGATACCTGTGGTCGAATCCTATGATTCGGAGAAGACCTACTTAGCATTAAAGCCCAAGGATACCGTAAAAATCCTATGGGAATATGAATCAGACACCCCCATCCTCAGACGCCTCGTTATTGTCTCAGAAGGTGAGAAAGAATTCATCCCATGTTGGACTTCCAACAAAATGTATGAATGGACTGGTGCCAACTGTAAGCAAATTAAAGCTTTAGTCTGACACCATCAAATAAATAATAGCATACAAACAAATTAGGAAACATTGTGGAAATCTTTGGTAAGCTACTTTTAGAATTTGGCTGGCCGGGCTTTATTGCTTTCCTTCTTCTTGGCATTGGTGCAATCTTTGCGATGCAGTGGATTAAACAGTTTAAATTTAAGAAAACTGCCGAGAAGAGTGGAATCCAATTAGGGAACGAGTCAGACTTGCGGTATCATGTGCTATTCTCAACCGCACAATATAGACTTACTGTAGAATTGCCGAATCTGGATATTTTCCCGGATAAGCCTGTGCGTCAACAAGTCATGACTGATTTGTTACGAGTCTACCTTAAGTCCATCATGGATGGTTGTAAGGAAGTTGCGTCTAGCGACATGAAGGGCTGGTCTGCTGAGCGTTGGTCAATTGAAATGACAAATCGTTTAAGTACGATGATTTCTGTTGCCAATAATAATGCTCGTGCAGAAGGTATCCCTGATATCGTCATCACTAAATTCTCACGCTGGGCCAACCCATCTATTGATATGCTATTCAGCTATGTCGAAATGATTGGTAACTCCAACATCTATTCGTCCAACGTTGCCAGAACGAACACTATGTTCTTGGTGGTCAACCTCCTAATGTCAACGATGTTGGGTGACGCTGAGCGTTCTATTAAGCACTTGAACGGCGACATTACTGGTAAGTTGTATAAAGGACAGTTGATTGAACCCATTAATCACTGACGTTAGATAAATATTGGAATAACCAGAGAGTAGTAATGGGAACTTACGACAAATACGCCGACGCACCGGGTCAAATCAAGAAAGAAGGTCAGGAAATCACTATCAAGTTCGTAAGAACTAGTGATACCACGGGCCTGATTACTTGGAACATTCCTAGACCATCGGCGGGATGTAACGTTGACACACAAGCCTATGACGGTATCGTTGTTACTCTTGCAAACAATGCAGCTAACTATCTAAGCACTTCTCCGAAAGACGCTTCCTATTATGATGGGGACGCTACCGGTGACCGTGACCTACACGTAGGTTCCAAGCTAGATTATGCATTGGTTGTTGGGGCCTTCTACAACGACAAGAAGACAACTTCATTAGCCGTTACTGGATTGTCTCCTAAGACCCCTTACTACATTTCAGGCTACGCGGTTGACGCACAGGCCCGCTACCACCGCGAAGGTGTCCATGCGTACTCACTGCCGACTCAGACTGACCAGAAGCTTACCGAAGACAAGTCTGCCTACCAAGACATTTCAATTGTCTCAGCGAATGTAGTAAAGCCTACAGACGTTACCGGACTGTTGGCTAACCGTGACTACACGTTTGCACTCCAAATGTGCTGCAAGCGATATGACTTCACAATTCATGGCCGTGATGCCCTGTCTTATCGTGAGTTAGTCAACGCTATCAATCGTGCATTTGCAGAATCAATTTGCCC